GTTCGTGGCTTGCGTGCGGTGGATTGCCTCACATAAATCAACAGGGGGGACATGGTTCCCACTGATTGAAGAAGCAGAGGCTGAGGCGAAGCGTCTCTATCCCGAGGCCGAAGCGAAAGCCGCCGCCCCCACCGAGAAGGAAAATACAAATGGGTAAACATAACCTATGTTGGGCCTGCTCTGGGGAAATAGTATGGTCAGACGCCGACTTTGACCGTTGGTGGTCAGAGAAGAAAGGCAATCTGTATGAGCGCAGTTTCGAAGATGCTGAAGCGGAGCGCGCCCTGGCCTCTGCGCCAAGCGAGAGGGTGCAGGAAGCAATTCGTGGCCGCATGCGCCTCTACGATTCCCAAATCGATCCCGACTGCATAGGGACTGGCTATGGCGTCGAAGATATCATCACCATGTCAGAGCTGGAGCAACTTGTTGGATTCGTTCGCCAGTCCCCCGAACCCCCGAACGAGACGGGGCTGCGGGAGGCGCTGGAGCAGCTGGCGAAGGAACTTGAAAGCAGGCGTGCGAAGGACGGGTCTCCCTACGAGTGCGGCCTACAAAATCAGGCACAACGACTTGCCGTGAAGCTCCGCGCGATCATTGCCGCCGGAGAAGGAGAAGAACGATGAGTGATGGTGTAACTACGAAATCATGTGAGAATTGTCAGAGGATATTTCCTAAGGGCTGGTGGCAGTCGGAACGGCAGGACGCAGTGAAAGGCAACGCTCCATTCGAGACATTTCGTTATTGCCCGTTTTGCGGCAAATCCCTGGCCACTCCCGCCGCGCCGCTAGCGCCGGTGCTAAGTGAGAACGAACAAATCGCAAACGAGCACGGGATCGACCTTCCAACGCTTGCTGATCCCCCCGCGCCGCCAGTGGGGAAGCGGTGTACGGAATGCGGACTATACAATCCGGTTACGCACGAATTAAGAGATAGGGCAGGGCTATGGCATTGGGATGAAGGGAAGGGGAGATGGAAAAGAGATTATTGGTGCGGTCCCGTCGTCGCCCAGGAGGACAAGCCGTGACTAAGACAGAAAAGGCGATCATTAAGGCGGCGTATGCATGGTGGGAGGAACGGTATTGGGAGGTGGCCAAACATTGGGGCCGACCCGGGGCAATTTTTATGACTCGGGATAAATTGATTGGCGCCGTCCTTGCTGACAGACGGAGCAAGCGCAAGGCCGGGGGGAAAGAGTGAGCGGTAAGGGTTCTTACAGGGTAGGGAGGATGAAATGGCGAAAGAACTGATACTCGGCCACGGTTTCAGTAGGCCGCTTTCTCAGGATGAACAGAAGGATCATATCAATGTTCTCATGGGTGGACGGCGAAGTGGGAAACAACTTGCAGAAGTATCGGCCATTCTCAAGGCGGGAGAGGACCGAATACGAAAAGATGAACGAGACAAAATCCTAAAGGAATTGGCCCGTCTCATGGATTGCAGTGAGAGGCAAGCCCAAGCATCGAAAGATGGTAGCCATCAACAGAAAATGTTTGGAGCGGAAGCCTATGTCCTGGAGAGTGTCATCGAAAGAGTAAAGGCATTGTATGAGCAAGTACAGGTCCGGGTTGAACCGCATGAGAACTCCCCCGCGCAGAAGCGGTGTGCATGTGGATATACCGGCACCGGCCAGCATGTGCAGACGACAGGGTGCGGTCCCGTCGTCGCCCAGGAGGACAAGCCGTGACTAAGACAGAAAAGGCGATCATTAAGGCGGCGTATGTACAGGCCAAGGGATGCAAAGAGACAGAGTTGTGCCTCAAGGGGCATTGCGATGAATGCGATACTGTCCGCGCCGTGTTTGCCGACAAGCGGAGTAAGCGCAAGGGAGAGAAGATGTGAGGAACCGAGTACCGATTTTCAAGTTCGACACGATGTATAAACAGATGGCTGAGGCCGCTGGCATTTCCGAAACGAAAGTATGCTGCCGAACATATGGAAAAGAGCAGACCGTAAACGGCGCTCGCTGTATTGCTCACGGCTTGCCAGAATGTCATGACGAGACGATGAGATTGGTAAAAGGTCAGTCCATGCGCGAGCCGGGAGGCGGGGCATGACCTACCATCTCGCCACTAAGGGGAAAAGTTATCGAGATCGTGTCGCATGGTGGAGGGCGCATCCCTGCCCGCGTGGTGAAAATGAAGGGGTACCGGGCCGGTTCATGTGTGAATGCGGACCGGATGAAAGGCGGCGGGACGCACTCAATGATGAGGAAGTGGGGGAGTGGTATCATCAAGCAAGTTACTATGGCGGTCTCAGGCCACTTTGCACACTGATGATTGGGAATTATAATTCAAGGAGAAGAGATGAATAACAACTCTTTTTGTAGCAATTGTCTTTTCTGGAAGCCGCCCGATGCAGGACAACCAAATCCCATGGGGCAGTGTCGTCGCTATTCACCGAAGGCTTTCATGGTGATGGCACAAGCCCCGGGCTCAGGAAGGATAGCCGCGCCCGGTCCGATGCAGACTCAGCAGATACAGCCTATATTTCTTTCAGCGTGGTCCCCAGTGCCCCCCGATGGATGGTGTGGCCAGCACGAGGCTGTGGATTTGTGCGAGAAGCGTCGCAGCCTTCCAGCCGGGTAGATAGGTATGGCCAACAAGCCCCAGCCCGGTCAAGCTATAGGTAAAAGGGACTCTAAGACCTTAAAACGTAACCGCCATATAGATATGGAGCTCCCAGACCGTGCGAAGGAAGCCAAGAATGAAGACCGGGTGGCTGCTGAGATTGCGGCAAAAGGAAATACGCATCCAGGCCGGGGTGGTTATCCAGAGGAGATCAAGCAGACCATTATTGAGCTTCGGCGTGATGGTCTGAATGCCTCCAAAATCTGCCAGATTGAAGGTATGCCGGAAAGACATACGATTTACGTTTGGAGAGATACTGATCCTGATTTCAAGGAACTATGGTACAACTCCTACAACGACGGCGTGCGTGAAAAGGCAGAGGATACTTTGATCCTTGCTGATGACATGCTGAAGGTCAAGGGTCTAGTAAAGCAGCACAGAGTTAATGCAATAGACAAGGTGGTCGGGAGAAGGCTTCAGATAGCCCGGGCCAGACTCAAAGAGTGGGGCCGTCAGGATGAGGAGGAGACTGAAGTCATCGTCATTGAGGTAGGTTCCGAGGGCTGGGATTCCGATCCTGCGACGGCAACCGTGGACGATCCGCACGGCCAGGGGCCGGAAGCGGCGGCAGCGCAGGAGCGATGGAAGAAGATTCGAGATGGAGCGGAGGATGTGTGAGCTCTATATAGGCCATCTGTTGCGCATCGGTTGTAGTGGGCATTGGCGTAGGTGGGTGCTTGTCGAAGTTCACGGTTTAGTCTGTTGTGTGAGTCTTAACTGAGGCGACCGGCTTTTTGCAAGTAATAACCTACAAGCCCGCTTCTCCTACCGTCGCAGCTTTCCATCGGTGTGACGCCCCTCGATCTGCGCTTATCGGTGCCATGGGGACAGCTAAGACTACTACAGCTCTCTGGCAGATAGGGTTCAACCTTCCCAGCCGTATCTACAACCTGTATGGGATAACGCACACCAAATGGTTTGTCGTCCGCAAGACATACGGCGAGTTGATGGATACAGACTTCGAGACTGCTGTGTCTTGGTTCATCAAGCACGACTGGCACTATACCAACAAGACGCTCACTCTCCACTGGCCCGCCCGTGAGCATTGCAAGTCACCGCTTGTTGTAGAGCTGCTGTTCCGTGCCTGCAACACACCTGACGCGGAAGAGAAGTTCAGGTCGTTTGAGGTTACCGGTGCGTGGATTGACGAGGCAATAGAGATTCATGTCCATGTTAAAAACATTATCAAGGCGCGTATCGGTCGGTTTCCCAAGCGCAAGGATTCACCGTGCGACTACGTGCCTGCCTACATGATCGAGACATCAAACCCGTGTACGATAGACCATCATATATACTACAACTACCTTTGGATGGGTCCGAAGATTCTGCAAGAGCCGCAACGGGACGAGCAGGGCAATCCTATTTGGCAGACAGGGAGATACGATACTCGTGTATTGGTTCCCAAGCGGCCGCCGGGGCCAGTACCTGCGAAGGCACCGCTGAAGCGTTACGTTGGATTCTGGCAGGAACGCGGCGAGAACAAAGAGAACCTGCGAGAAGGTTACTGGACTGACATAGAGGCAGACTATCCAGAGTCGCCCGAGATGGTGCGAATGATGGTCAAGGGGGAACCTGGCAAGAAGCCGGAGGGTAAAGGAGTGTATCGAAACTTCGAGATGAAAGATCACATGAGCGAGACGCCGCTTATGTGGATGAAGGTATTGGATTCGGCCACGGGGTTGATACATGGTGCGCCGCTTTATGCGGGATGGGATAATTCGGGCAACTTCCCTGCGTGCGTGGTAGGCCAAGTAGTAGGGTCGATGTCACTGCAAGTACTCAGGGAATACCACGACGCGCGGATGAACATCATTGACTTTACCCGGGCTGTGATGAGCAGTCTTGAACAGGCATATCCCGGGAATGTCTGCACGCACTACTGCGACCCCGCAGGGTTCAATCAGTTCAGCTCTGGTAAAGGTGGATTCACTAGCAACGCGACATTGCAGAAAGAAATGTGCGGTGTGACCATGATAGCGTCCCGGCAGGAGCTTGACCTTAGAATCAACTCAGTGGACGAGATGCTCTTGCGCCGCCACGGCATACTGATTGACCCGTCGTGTATCATGCTCATCAATGGGTTTCAAGGTGGATATGTGTACGAGGAAAACCCGAGGATGGGTATTGACGTGTTCAAGGTGAAGCCGAAAGAGAACAACTTCGAACACTTGCACGATGCGTTACAATACCTTGTGGTTTCGCTGTTCTACCCGGCCATGGTGAAAGAGGTTAGACAAACAGTGGAGAGTAGGAAGATAATAGACCCATGGGCGCCGTTGCAGCAGGCGTACAGCGGAGGGAACGAGGCGGTGGTGAGCATAGATTCGAGGTTTGGGAGGTAACGTGGCAACAGCTATCCAGATGTGGAAGTGCAACGACGGATTTCTTGCCTACTCTGAGGCCGAGGCGCTTGCCTACGAGGTCAAGGTAGCAATCGAGATGCTTTCCAAGACCTACGCGGGGAAGATCAAGATAAACCAGTTCGGGCAGGTGGACGTGGAGTCTGCGCAGAACATCACGCGAGAGATCGTTGAGGATCTTATCAAACGTTCTGAAGCCGTGCGGGTTTCGATTGAGGCTTTGCACACCTTTGGCTAATCTGATCCACTCTCGCGACAAGCCTGACCCGGGCTTCAATCCATCAAGCAAGGAGCTGTGTTATAAGTGCATGGAACGTGGGACGCGGTTTGTGTTCATCGACGGTCGGAGACGGTATGCTTGCTTTGAACACTTCCACGAGTGGGAGCGGGCGTGTTTACACAATCAGCGAGACCGCGATAAAATTCTTGGAGGTGATATATGAACTGTCTGAAGTGCGGGGGCCCTGTCACGGTGAATCTCACCGCTGATCCGTACACCCCGTTCAAGGGGTATGGAGTCTGCACGAATCCCAAGTGCGGCGGGGTGGTAGTCGTCAAGGACGGTACGACGGTGAGGGTGAACTGATGCCTGAGACTTTACAGTCGATCATGGGCTCAGTGCAACCGCAGGCCAAGAAAAAGCTGCGGAAAGTGGGCGACCATTACGAAGATGAGCAGGGCAACAAGTTTAGCGATGAGGCGGGCACGCAACCAGTTCAAGATAAAACCGCTGCAAGCGCAATGGACGTGAAGGCAGAAGCGCCAATAGCTTCCGCGATGGATAGCGCGACCACGGGTACCGATGAGTACAAGGCCGTGCGGGACGCTTATACCTCGGGGGACTACCAAAAGGCATACGACCTGTCAGCGGGGAAGATGAAAGATCCGAAGTACTCGGGCGACCCAAACTGGAAACAACTTTTCAAGCGCATCCAAGTCGCGCTCAATCTGGGGTAAGGCATGTCGTCTGTCGCCTATGCAACCAGGGCACCTGAAACCTCGACGCATGATGCGGAAGCTACTCCCTTTCAGCAGCCCTACGTCGAACAGTCGCGCGATGATGCGAAACTTGCGGAGAAGATAGTCAAACGTCAGGGCCAGCTCGAAGATGAGCGGTCTCTGATCGATGCCTTTTGGAACCTCGTGGATGAAATAATCACCCCACGGCGGGCGGTGTGGGATCTTGGGTCACGCCGGGGGATGATGCCGGGTGAGAAGCTGGGAGCCGAAGTTTACGACCAGACTTGTTCCAGCGCGGGGCAGGACTTCGCGGATGGATTACAAGGGCAAACGGCAAGCGCGGGGCTTGTGTGGTGGGCTATCCACTTTCAGAACAAACTGGCCCAGAAGGACTACATGGCCCGGCAGTGGATTGATGAAGTCCAGGAGCTCGCCGCTATCGAGATGGCAAACAGCAACTTCTATAGCCAGTACAACGAGGCTTGCCAGGACGGAGTATTCTTCGGAATCGCAACGATGGCCAAGCCTATTTGGCTCCCCTTTTCTCATAAGCTTTCCTATCAGGCGCACCACAACAGGGAGATATTCGTCGCCCGGGATGACAATGGAGAAATCAACCTCTGGCATAGAAAGTTCCCCATGCAGAACCGCCAGATTGATGAAAAGTTCGGTCTTGAGCGGCTTGACTACAAACTGCGCCAGGAGATCGAGAAAAATCCTTTCCAGCGCAGGATGGTCATCCATTCTCTGTACCTCAATACTGAGAGAGATACGCGCAAGTGGACGAGCGAGAACAAGCGTGTCGCTTCGGTATATGTGCTGGAAAATGAAAAACTCATTTTGCGCAAGAGTGGCTTTGACGATTGGCCGCTTTCCACGTGGTGCTTCCGCCGAAACTCCCAGGAAGATTACGGGCGTGGCCCGGCGATGGACAGCATCTTCGAGGCAGCATCGGTAAACTCGGCGGTTCATTACCTGATGGACGCCGCGCAGTTGGCAGTAATGAAGCCTCTTGTTGCGCAGGAATCACTGAAGAACAAGATCAAAATAAGTCCGTGGGGAATCACATGGTTGCAAGCAGGAGAGCCAGCACCTACAGAACTATTTCACGGTGCGGGGAAAGAGTACCCCATCGGCGTGGACCAAGTGATGAAGATGCGAGAGGAGCTGCGGGAGAAGTTTAAGGCGAAGACATTCCAACTTTTGAGCTACCTTACCCAGATGACTTCCCGGATGAACCAGATGCAGATCGCGGAGATCCAGGGTGAAAAGGCAGCAGCGCTCATCCCGATAGTAGGGCCTGGGCAGTCAGAGCTTTTGATCCCCATGATCCGTTCTACGCTTCAAGTGCTTTTCGCAAACGGTAGACTACCCCCTCCGCCGCCGTCAATCCTTGCGTATGACCCCAGCACGTACTTCGAGTTCTTGGGGCCGATTGCTGTGGCCATCAAACGCTACTTGCAGATGCAGGGAATTAATCCTTTCCTTTTGAGACTCATCGGGGATAGACCGCTTATTGACGTGTGGCCTGAGCTTAAGGACAAGATGAAGGCAGATGAATTGTATGACTACCTCTTCGAAGCGGACGGCGCGCCTTCAAAAATCGACCAAGACCCCGATACGCTCATCAAGATCCGTCAAGCCAAGCTACAGCAGATTCAGCAGGAACAGAGGATGCAGCAACTTGAGAGACTTGCGGGTGGGTACAAACAAGTTCAAGGCGCTCCTGAACCTGGAAGTCCCGGTGAGAAACTAATGGGTGGTCAGGGAGGCCAGCAGTGAGATACCTCTTCCATGGGTACATGGTGGAAGCCAAGAAGCTCACTGTCCGCGATAAGGAAGGCGTTGATTGGGACTGCGACACTGGGAGCATCGACGGCGCATTTTATATTCGAACGACGGTGGGCCGTGAGAACTTTGTGCCCGGTGATTATCTGGTTTCTACTCTCGATGGTGCATCCGTTCGTATAAGACCAGCTAAAGATTTTCTTCCATTCGCACAGGAGGTGCTAAGTGAACCCGTTCAAGAAGCCGGTAGAATCAATGGGACCGGAGTTGGTGTCAACGTTTCTGGGCAGGGCATCTCCGGAGATAGCGATGCAGGCGTTCGGGTACCTGATGGCAAAGCTGAAACTCTGGGGGAAGCTGGAAAGCTCAGGAGACGTAGAACGGCACAACGCAGCGATGGAAATACTCGCAGAGATGCGCGCAGCTCCGTCTCTCGGGCTAAAGAATCTCGAAAAGCTAACATTCGTCATCGAATACGCAAGGGAAGGTGAGGTGTAGAATGAGACTTGACTTGTATGCTATCTTTAGGAGAAGGAAATAACAATGGCTGATGCAATGGCATTACCTGTTTCAGAAGTAGCTCCTGCCAGCGTTGCTGCGCAGCCGGGCTCGGCAGAACCATCCAAGGCGTCGCTCCCCGGATACACGGGCCAGTTTGAGAAGGAAGCGATGGCGGACCTCCAATCGAGGATATCTAAGGACTCGAAGTTTGTTGAAAAACTTCCCAAGGGCCTCTCGGATATGTATCGAGAGTGGGCCACGTCATCTGACCTCAAGGACCGAGTTACGGTACCCGACAAGAACGCACCGAGGGAAGCATGGGACCGATTCTACAAAGCAATCGGCCGACCAGACAGACCAGACGGATATGCTTTCAACAAACCTTCGAATTTACCCAACGGATTGCCTTACGACCCGAGTCTGGAAGCATGGTTCCGTCAGAAGATGTGGAATGCTGGTGTTTCGAACGATACGGCGAAAGCCATATTCGAGGACTGGAACAATACTCAGGCACAGAGATTCACGGCCGCGACAGCCGCACGGCAGAAAGCCGACGAGGCTTCCCGCGCCGCCGCAGCGAAAGCCGCGGTGGAGACGTTGACCGCCGAGTACAAGGATGAACTGCCCAAGATGATGCAACTGCGGGATGCCGCAATCGCACGCTTTGGCGGGCAGGAGCTTGTCGATGCTTTCAAACAGGCACGGCTGCCTAACGGACTCACCTTCGACAACGACCCGAGAGTCAACAAAATGTTGATAGAGGTCGGGAAGAGGATGGACGTTGACAGCATCGTGACCGGCGCGGGCGGGAGTGGGAATGGGGCACAGGTAAGACCCAACATGCCTAAGACCCCTCACGGCTATGCGCTCACTTTCCCCGACATGGAGAAGGACCCAAGGCTCAGAGTGAAGGCAGAATAATCCGCTGGGGGGAGTACCCCTATGGCTTCGGGATTTGGCACCCAGTACACAATGCTGGAAGTGGCCAAAAGTATCGGAGCTGACGGAAGACAACTGGCTGTCGTAGACACAATCTCCTTTGAAACTCCCATGCTGGAAGAGGGAGCATGGTTTGAAAGCGATGACTTCAACAGTCACCACTTCAACCAGGTTCTTTCCAAGCCGCATGGAACCGATGTTCAGGTGAACCTTGGATACAACTGGGAGAATCCTGTCTTGAAGCCCGTGACGATCACCCTTCAGGGTATCGCCGTCAACACCAAGATAGACGTGGAGATACTTGCGAACAAGCGCGACCCGCAGGCGTGGCGCGCAGCGCAGGAAATGCTCACCGTCTCAGGAATCAAGAACACGGTCCACGACCGGTCTCTGTATGGGAACAGCTCTATGTTCCCCCGGCAGATCGACGGATTGTGGACGCAATTCCCTCTCCTCGCATCGGGCGGGCAGATGGGGCCAAGCGTTACCGACAACGGCGGACGTATCTCGGGAGTGAACACCGGGCAGTCCTCGACGTACAGCATGAAGTGGGGACCCGGGGCCTGCTACTTCGTCTATCCGCGCGGAGGCCGGGGATTCATCTCCATCACCGATGGCGGCAAGCAGCTTGTGCCTGATCTTCAGACGCCTCCTCAATACTTCTGGGCCATGGTCACTACCTACATGATCCGCTTCGGCCTGGTGGTGGAGGATCCGCGCTACATGCAGCGCCTTGCCAACATCGACACGGTTGCCACGTGGGGAACGCCGAACCCGGCGCTCTTCCCTGGTGCGCAGGCCAACGATGCGGCGGGGCAGATCACCGCTTACTCACAGTTCCCCGGCGGACTGGACGGGGTGGTCAGCTATGCTCCGCGTTCAGTGTGGACGCAGATGAATGTCGCATTGGAACGCAAGCAGAACGTGTGGCTGGGGATGGAAGAGGCATGGGGACGCAGAGTGCTTCACTGTCACGGAGTACCCGTGAAGTTGTGTGAGCGCATCCTGCCTCTGAACTTCGTCGCAGGGGACATCAACCCGTTCACCGGTGTCGCGTACACCACGCCCACGACTCAGTACGAGCCGGTGGCAAGCTAAAGGAGATCGCAATGCGTGATGATGCAACAGTATTTTCGGACAATCAGGCCATCACCGTATCGGCGGCCTCCAACAACCCTCGGACGGGTTTCGGGTCGTTTGCGGCGGGAGTTCTTGACACCGGAGGAGAGGATGCTCTTTCAGAAGCAGTCAAGAAGTTCCCGATGGTTGTGAGCGTCGGCATTCCCTTTGCGGGGCCGGTGAGTTCAACACTCACCGTGGCGCTTCAGGAATCCAATGATGGAACCACATGGGTCAATTCGGAGCTCAACAATGGCGTAGCGCAGACGTTTACCATGTTGCAGCAGGCCGGGCTTCTCATTCTCAAAGGTTCGATTCCTATCTCGGGAAACGGACCGACCGGGAAACTGGGAAGGTACCTGCGCGTGTACTACACCGTGGGCGGCGGTCCGTTTACGGCGGGGACGATACACGCCTGGATTGATACCTACTAGTCAATGAATGGGGCGGGCTCTCAGCTCGCCCCTCTTTAGGAGGCACCGGTGTTCTCCCTGACTGACGTGATGATCGTGAACAAAGCCCTCTCTCGCATCGGCCAACCCTATGACGTGGTGACTTCTGTGGATGGGACGGGGACGGGTAATGCTAAGTGGGAGGCATGGGCGGCCCTTGAATATCAGTCAACGCGCAACGAGGAACTGCGGATGAACGAGTGGGGCTTCGCGGTGAAACGCGCGGTGCTCGTGCTGAACACCACCGCCCCCAACATCACGGGCTACATCTACGCTTACAACATCCCCACCGACCTTCTTTTCACTTGCTTTCTCTATGCGGTCGACCCCCAGTGGATCGTCACTTATCCACTGAAGTACCTGCACATCATCAAGGCACCTTTCATCCATGAAGACATGTACTACACCGACTTGACACCCGAGAGCGGGAACCCGAATGTGAAGTACATCAAGGAAATCCCCATCGGTTTCGCGTGGACGGAACCCCTCTTTACCGATGCCCTGGTGATACGGCTGGCAAGCAAGATGATCCCGGCGGCGACGGGGCAAATAAGCGGGATAGCTGCGCCCTATCAAGCGGAGTACGGTGCGCTCATCTCCCGGGCAAAGGGGCGGAATGCGCTTGACGTGGAGGACGATCTACCGGATTCGGGCAAGGAATGGTGGTCTTCGAGAAGTCGATACGTCGGGGGCTGGTAGATGGTCAGTAGCGTCCTGATATCCGACTTCACCGCGGGCGAGCTTTCATCCTGGCTCTGGGGACAAGACGAACAACCGGTTTATCGAAAAGGTGCCTCGGTCATGTCGAACATGGTCCCCAAGCAGCAGGGGGGGTTCTACAAACGGCCGGGCACACTCGTTCTGGGTCACACGCAGGGAGATGTCGCGGCTCGACTCGTCCCGTTTGTCATCTCACAGGGCACGGTGTACGTCTTCGAGTTTACGAATCTCCTTGTGCGGGTTTGGAAAAATGGCGTTTGGATGGGGGCGGGTGCTAATATCGTCACTACCTACACCGCCGCAGAAATATCCAACCTCCAGTTTTATCCGTTCTTTCCCGATCTTTTTATCACCAATCAGAATCACGCCCCCGCGCGTATCCATTGGGTCACACCCGATACTTTCGATCTTGCGGGGCTCACTTTCCCCACGCAGACACTCACATTCACAGGCACAAGTACAAATGGGGCCGCTACCATTCCCGATGCAAATACCAACCTCCTGCCCGCAGAGGCCACATGGTTTCTCACGGGACCGGGCATCGTAGCGGGAACATACATCGAGACCATCGTGCCCACGACAGGAACAAACCCCCTCGTCTATACAGTGACGATGAGTGCAAATGCAGGAGTCGGGGCGGGCGCGGGTACATTTACTCTCACGTTACAGCCTAGGGTGTTCGGTTCGGCGGGGAATTACCCCCGGGCTTGCGCTGTGATCTCTCAGCGGTTGTGGCTTGGCAATACAGCCGCCGGTCCCCAAGAAGTATGGGAAAGCATCGTGGGTATCTGGGATGCCTCGGATGCCAACCATACGGCAGTAGGGATGGCGTGGAGTGATGTGTCCACGTTCTCCGTTCCCGTCATGCAGACAAACGCCGACGGCACTCCCACTACGACACCACCCACCTTCATTCCTACACCATCTTTCCAAGACCAGGTGAATGATGAGGATGCCGGGGACTACACTCTTAATTCGGAAACCGATGATGAGGTTTACTGGTTAAGAAATGTCCAGGACATACTGGTGGGCAGCGCATCGGGGGAATGGATAATCCCGGGCACCGCAAACCCCAACACCATCCAGGCATCGCAGATTTCAAACATAGGGGATTCTCCGATCCCTCCTACCGCCATGGCAGGGGGCGTGATTTTTGTTCAGCGGCTCGCGCGACGTGTCTACAAATTGCAGTGGCAAAGCGTCTACATCCCCTATGTGCCTCCGCAAAATCTCAACTTCTTCTCTGACCAGATGTTTCTCAACAATCCCATCACGGCCTATGATATCCAGCGTGCCCCGGACAACTTGCTTTGGTTCCTTCGCACAGATGGAACGCTGGGAGTGCTCCACTACGACATGGCCTATGGCACATTGGCATGGTGGAACTTCGTGACAACGGGGACCGTGTTGAGCGTGTGCGTAGTCCCTGGGACGGACTTCCAGGGTCTTACCGACCGGGACATTGTATACCTTTGCGTCCAACGTGGGGCAAGCGTATTCATCGAACAGGTGGCCACTCCCTTCTGGACGGACCAACGACAGGCGATATTCTCCGACTGCGCAACCTACAGGTACAATGCAGTCGCCTTCACGACAATGACCGTGGACACAGGGCTTAACGGCAGGACGCTGGAAGTAGTTGCCGATGGAGTGTATATCGGGACCGCCGTCCCCGCAGGGGGCGTTCTCACGCTGCCCGGCGGGGTGAGCGCCAACTATGCGGTGGCGGGGCTGAACTACACTTCCACGATGACCACCATGCCACTTGTCCCCCCGTCTCAGTCGGGGACAAGCCAGTTGAAAAAAAAGAGCGTCCCCAAAGCACGCTTCCGCGTCTTGAATACGTTGTATTTCAAGTGCGGCCAGTTCACCGCGCCGAACGCGGGGGGTCTTTCCCCGCTGTCAACCGTGAGGATGGGAGACTCCGGGATCGGTGGAGTGGTGATAGATTCAACTCATCCCTCGGCAAAGAACCCCATCCCCTATTCTGGATATTGCAGGAGCTCGATTCTCGAAGCTCTGCGCGAGGACGCGTTCTTGACAGTGTACAGCGATCTTCCCCTTTCCTGTTCCATCACTGCCATAGTGCCCGACGTGGCGGATGAGGAGGATGCGGGATGATGCACTTTGTTCCTTTCGAGCCTGAACACATGCTATTTGTGATGGATGTGAATGAGCATGTGATGAGTGAGCAAGAAGGGCTTGATCTATTGGAACTCGGGAAGAAATCGAAAGAGGCGGGCCCATGTCTTACTCTCATTGACGGAGAGGCCATTGCCTGTGGGGGGATAAGGATCATTTGCGAGGGGTCGGGGTCGATATGGCTTCGGGTCTCAAAACGAGCGGGGCCGCATGTACACAAAGAACTGAAGGCGCAGATGCATCGCTGGATTGAACAGCATCATCTTGACCGTCTACAGGCTCTTGCTCCTGGACAGTGGGGACAGGATCATAAGTACCTTGAATGGATGGGGATGAAGCGCGAGGGGGTGATGAGGAAATACGGCCCGCATGGTCAAGACCAGGTGCTTTATGCATGGGTAAGAGAAGATGGGCCAAGTACTTGACATCGTAGAAGTTGTCGCGGGGGTTGTACTCGCGCCTGTAACTGGTGGTTGGTCTCTCGGCTTATCTGTGATGGGTGCGACAAACCTTGTTGCTGCCAACGAGGCAAGCCAAGTCGCACAAAAACAAGCTGCCGAGCAATTGGGGCAGGTGGCACCCGGCGGGCAGGGAGTTCCCACGGCGGGAAGTACGACCACCCTTCCAGATGTATCGGCGGCCGGAGGAAATGCGCCCGGCGGGACCG